CCCATCTTTTGGAAAGTTGTAAGTGTCCTCTGCTTCGTATGCGTCCATAATGCTTTTTGCTCGTTCTGTCATTTTCAATCCTCAACATAATGGTAGATAGGTTCTTTGTATTTCCTCATCATTCTAACACAAGCTTTTGCTGTCATAAGGTCATCAAACCTTTTGATAAAAAAATATTCTCCTGTTGGAGGAGATAACTGTAAAACCTTATAATAAACTCTCATCTCATCAAAATCAAAGAGTTCTTGGATTTTATAATCTGGTTTAGTCATTCTGCATCCCTCAAATCCTTTTCATCAATCAAAATCACAGTATCAAATGGAGGTTCGCAACCAAGAATACAATACTTACCAAGTTGATACATAAGAGACCAGAGTTGAAACTTTACATAACCATCCTCATCTTCTTCGTGAGGTTTATAAGGAAACTTATCAAGCATTCCACGAGAACTCCAGAATTCATTATGGTCTCTTTCTAACAGTTTTTTGCCGTCTTCTGTGATTTTGACTTTGACGATATTGTTTATGTTGAAGGATTTCATTTCCGTGCCTCCCAATACTTACCTTCCATACCACATCCGTGAAACCTTCTCATTGTATCACAAAATACACCTGTGGTCTTTCCAGTCACAGGATTTACCGCAACCAACTGAGGATTGACACAAATATCAAATGTATCCCCATATCCAGTGATACGAGCATACCAATCTTTCTTGTAGTGCTTACAATCCTTACAGAGTTTTATGTCTGTCATTATTGAGATACCCTCCATAGAAAGATACAGACAGGAATCATAAAAACTGCTAGTTCAGCAACATCAATCCAAGTTGTAGGGTCAGAAACACATTCAGTCATAGGTCAAGAGGATGTTGAGGGTCTTTGGTCCAGAGTTTAGAATACACTAACCATTTCTCTTGTTTGTTATCCATTTCAGCAGACCAGTGGATACCATTCTCATCAATAGCATCAAGATAATGAATACCTTTGCGATCATCAATCACACGGGTGACAGATACAAATTTTACTTTCTCAACCATTTTTCACAACCTCAAATGTAGGAACACCTTTTTCATCAAACTCTACAGCAAGATTTACTGTATAACCAATATTAGTTTTCCATACTGCATTCTGAAACTCTGGGGTTTCTTTCTCTGGATACTTTGCTTTGTAAGTTCCATCTACAAACTCATTAGCATCCTCATCACCAAGATAGTGAAGGTTGATGAATTTTCGTAGTTTTACTTGGTCTGTAGCAGAAAGTTCAACAATTACAGGAACAACAAATTTGTTCTCTGGTTTGAAAAAATCATCAAGGTCAGTCACAGTTCATCGTCCTCCAGTTCATTAGCAAGACGCAGTATAGCATCCTTTACCCAGTTTTGTCCCTTGATGAAATGATGTTTTTCCATACTCAATTCTCGGTCAGGGTCAGGTTCAATATTGAGACCTTCAACTGCTTCACGGAGAGCAGTAGCAACAGCAAAATTATCATAGTAGTATGGACCTGGACCCAAAACATCATAATACTTATTCATTATTTCTTGTGCTCTGGATTTTCTACTCATCATCATTCTCCCAGAAGTCCTTCCATTCTACCTTATACTCATCAGTCATCTCTTCAACCTCAAAACCACTCACATCTAATACATGAAAATCATTAATCATGCAATTTGCTACTTCATCTGCCAAGTAATGACCAAACTCTTCTGGACTTTTCAATTCATCATATGGATGATTAGCAGGATTAAACTTCACACAGAAGGTGATTTTATATCCTTCAACACAATCCTTTGAATTACGCAACATCTCTTTGCGTTCTTCAATTTGTTTTTCAAGTTGTTGAAGTTGTTTGTATGTAAGTTTAGAAATGTCAGTCATTACGATTCCTCCGATACCAACCAAGGTCTCTTGGTCGTGCAGTAATTACACTCAAATCAAATTCAAATCTTTTATATCGGATGAAAAATGAAAGCAACGTACTAGAGTTGATACACAAAGAAAATTCTGGGAGGATAGAATCGGAACCAAAATCATCCCACTGGACTGTAATATCCAGTAGAGCAAATTTTTTAAATCTAAGGACTTGGAAGAACCATTCTTTTCCATAATCCTCATAGGTTTCGCAATCAAAGAGTTTCATACTTTGCCTCCACTTCCATTACTCGTTCCATAAAACTATCATCACCGTGATCACCTGAATACAGATAATCAATGTGCCTCATAATCTCTGCCATCTTACGAAGTTTAGGGAGTTGTGCTTTCATATATTCAATACATTCTTCATCAAAGGCAGGATAGTATTCTTCACCATAGTATCCACTATCCTCACGTTTCTGACCATTCTTAAGAATTTCTTCTTCAAGTTCATCAGCAAACTGTGCTACCTTGTAGTAATCATAACCGCAATTACCAAAATGACCACCAGACATTAGGAATTCTCCTCATCAAAAGTAAAGTATTCATAGATAGAACCCATCACACACTCTTCAATGTGCTCAATGATAGCACCTTCAGTAGGATTCTCTACATGTTTGTGTGCCCGTGAATAACCACGACGCACACCTTCCTCAATCGCCATCTCAAGAATAACATGGAATTTAGGTTTCATTCTTCATCCTCCTCAAATCCACCAATACCAATATCTACAAAGGTAGAACCATCAACATCCTCAAAGAGTTGGAAATCAAAATCACCTTCATAGAAGTGATACTTGTGTCCATCAGTAATTCTTACTTCTTGATCAAGTGGAAACTCTTTGAGTTTTTCAATCCATTCAGCAACAGTCATTCTTCATCCTCACAAGGGAACAGTTCATCATATTCTTCATCCGTTAGAGTTAGAAACTCTACATCAGAATTACTGTGTTCAGCGGCATACATCAGTTGGTAGTGTGCAAAGGCAGCAGGATCAGTACTACCATATTCTACCACACCATCAACAAGGCAAAGGTAGTTCATTTGAATTGCTCCAGAACATCAATAAAGGATTGAATACAATCTTGAGGAATGTGAATTGCTGGACCAGCACTGTCATTTACAGTCACAGTTCCATACTCATCTGTTGAGAACTTAAATGTCCATCCATCTTCATCACTGATGATTAAGATGTTTTTGGCGATAGTGTAGGTCATCGGATGTAAAGATGCTTTTTGTTGATAATCATATGATCCAGAACTTGTGCTAGTTTCTGCTCATATGTGGGATTGTTGTGCTTCAAACACTCCACATAAGCATCGTGGAGACGAGCATACAGATCTTCCCAGTGGGTTTTGTCAATCGGTTTGATCATGAGTTTGTTGCGTATGAGAGTATTATAAGGCAAAAACGGACACCCGAAGGTGTCCTATGTGTCAGTTATTCAGGTGTCCTACCCCTCTCATATCCCATAACATATGCCGTATGTATCCACTTATACATTAGATCTCTGCGGGTCTTCGCATCTTCTACTTCACAATCACCATCAAACCATTCGGAACGGAAGGAAAATCCTACCAATTCATTAAACCATTCTACAAAACCTTCTTCTGCATCATCATGCCAGTTCCAATCATCTGCTGGATGTGTCATTTTTATAATCTCAAAAAGTGTAATCAAACTTCAATCTCAAAATTAGGATCGAAATCTAAATTCAGACCAGAATTATTGTATCCATTATAATATCCTCTGGGATTACAGACAACCCTAGTTGTTCCGATTTGGTAATCAAAAGAAATATGAGTGTGTCCGTGCGACCAAACTTTAATCTCAGGATGATCTAAAATAAAACTATCAAGATCACTGACGTAGGCACCATTTGCGATTCCAGAACCTTTATATACTTCATGAACGGACTGATAAGAGGGTGCATGGTGAGTCAGAACCCAGATTTTTTTATCCTTGAATTGTTCTAACTTTTCAGTTAAGTACTTCTTAGATTCTTTATGAAATCCAAGAGTGTCATCTGGATTCATCTTACGATACTTTGGAGTGATGCGAACGGTTTTATAATCATTCATACACTGCGATGCTTCCATCATTTCCAGAGCATTCTCATTGCGAAAATTTGTCCAAAATGTAGATCCAATAAAAATCCAATCACCAATAACTACATAATCATTTTCAAGTAGATGAATACCAACGGGCAGTTGTTCTTTTAGAACATTCCAAGTTCCTTCATAGTTATACCCATAAGGTTCATGATTTCCTGCAATGTAAAGTGTGTAGTCAAAGTTATTAGCACACTTTTGCAAAAAGTTTTTATAAACTTTATGAAGTAGTCCTTCTTTCTTGAAGTGACGGGCACAAAGAATATCTCCACCCAGAATCAGAACTTCACCTTCTCCAAGATCAGGAACACCGTGTCCTTGCTCACAACACTCTAAATGAAGATCACTAACAACTTTAACTTTCATGATTTTGATTTTAATAAATCCAGTATAACTGAAATTTAATCGTCTTCAGGATCTGGTGTGTCAGTTTCGAAAGTGTCCGCTAGATCTACATCTTTTACAAGGTCTTTCAATCTATTCATAAAATCTTCATCCATAGGAATGACTTTTTCCTTACCAGTTTCAATATCGTGAGACATTTGAAGCAAACTATCCAAGAAGTGTTTAGGATAAATCTCATCTTCTAGACTATCCCAAAAGTAAAGAATACACTGCTCTAATGGGTCATCAGAAACAAGAAGTGCATAGTCTTGGTAGTTGTCACCCATCAAATCTGCCCAATTCTTAAAAGCATACCAACAGTTATACCAACCTTGAATAATACATGAATTCCAAATGTAACTTATCCAAGACATTTTGGGTTCTTTGATGTCTGTTCCTAATAGTGGTTTTGAAAACATTATTTTTCACCAGGTTGAGAATAAAACAATTCATCACGCCAGTTGCGACCAGCAATATCAAAAGTGAAACCTACTCTCCCAATAGAAAATAACACGGATAAGAGTCTGCCATACCCCATACTCATCTGGAAATATGGAAACTCAATCCACTTACCATATTCACCATAATCAAAAGCAAGTTGAAGTAGTGAATATCGTCTTCCAGTGAGAAGAGTCATATACCATTCTTTTCCGTAATCAGATCTTACACCAAATTGAATGAGTTTCATAATCAGTAAGGCAAAGACTTCAAACCATTTAAAACTTCTTGGAATCTTTCGGCACGACTCTTGTGGTGCTCTACATTTTCTTCTAATACACCTACAATATCGTCCAGCACAACATCCAGAGAGGCATCAGTATCAAAGTATTTCTGGATTGCTTCGGCAAGGTATCTTCGCCTACTCCATTCCATACTGTAAGGTTTGTAGTCCATAATGAAAGATGTTTATGTAGGTATTCTAAGGTATCTAGGTTGGATTGTCAAGGTCTTTAAGGTAATCTATCCACCACTGAGGATCTTTCTGCATTTTCCATTGTGGAACAGGAAGTCCTTTCTCAAAGTAATACTCCCAAATTGCTTGTTCTATTGTTTCTTTAGTTTCAATAATCTTCGCTTTCTTCATCAGAGTCTCCATATGGGTCTTCCACATAAGGTCCGTGTGGTCGTTTGGCGTCATCTCTGACATACTTTTGCTCCATATTAACAGTGGCAATCCATACTGAGAGTTTCATAACTAACCATATTGCAACAAGAGGTAAAAAACAAGCAATCAGAATTAAAGATTTCATTCTTCAATCTCCCAGCATTTTTGGAACTTATCTCTCAACTCATTGATTTTAACATTGTGTTGGAATTCCATAATGTGGTCTTTTATTTCCTTCTCCTCATCAGTAAAGTCCATACGATATTTGAGTTTAATATCAACAAGACGCACCATTTCCATATAAAATGTAGTGCCTTTATGAATAAACTCCTCGTATGTCAATCCCGTTGCCTCCATGTATCATCATCTTCATCTCTCTTAAACCAATCAACCATCTCATCCACACTATCAAAACCACGACGACCGAATCTTTCGTGTCCTAAACCACCCAAATCCATCCTATTCATAAAGTCGTCTAAGTCACCTTCTACCATATCAGGATTTTCTGCTCTTCTTCTTGCCTGACGAAGGATTGTGGCAGCAGATCGATTTGCTTTGGCAAGTTTTTCTGCCCAAATCATTTCACTTAATTCAACTGACTCACCTTTTACAATCTTATCACAAATTTCTTCAAGACGTAGGCGATATTGTGTAGAGAGCATGTGTATTTCTAGATATAGGGTTATTTATTTTTGTATTCGTCCATCAACTCTTTTGCGAGTTTCATAGACCGACGCCACATTAGATACTTCACAATCGGATTCGCAGGATTGTGAAGTATCCACCACTTTACTTTCTCATATTCAACTCTAGCAAGTTGTGTAAGCATATAAAATGCCCGTGCTACTGATTGGTCTGTGACGATCAAATAACCAATACAAAAGAATATAACAAAGTAAATGTATGTGCTACTCATTTTCTAATTGTTTTGAGATATTCTAACACATTTTCACGAACTGCCATGAGTTCGTTGTAACATTTTTGATTGTGAGCACATTGTCGCAACTCATGGTCTGGTTTGTGGACTGATTCAATAAACAAATCCAGTCCACGATTCCATTGGTCATTCGTCATCTTTTTTGATTGTTATAGGACAAAAGGGGACAACTTTACGAATTTCTTGAATAATTTCAGTTCTTTGAATTGGTGTAAGACCAACAACTCTTGAAAGACGATGAATAATACCTAAAGCATCCGCACAAGATATGGTTGTTGTTAGTAATAATGCGATCATTACCCATTCCCATATTTTCAGTATTTATTGGGCAAATCCCTTGCTCTTAACCTTCTTTTTATCTTTTACAATTATAACATCTAAAAAATCTGGAATCTGATAGTTTTGATACCAATACACCCAGGTGTCCTCCCAATTGTCAAAAAATACCTTTTTGTTATTTTTCAGCAGGATTTCATAGTCGTGCCTATCATAAGGAGCATCGGATGTGCAAGAAAATGTTGTAGTCATAAAAATTTGTCCAGAGGGCCTTTAGTGTTTTTCTTGAGTGCTTTGACTTCCTTTTCAATATAGGAAACTGCACTCTTGTAGTTGTTTGCAGTATGAACTTGCTGACCCTTGTAAACAATAATAAACTTCTTACCCCAAGGTATTGCCGCCCACTCCATGTTTTTACTCACAAATCCATTTGGACTTCCTGGAGTGGGATCTAAAATTCCTTCATTTTGAATGTTCATCAGAATACTGCATTCACGCGAAGAATTCGAGCATTTGGGTTCCGAACCTGAGCAACTCTCATTGCTTCATCATAACTATTTGCTCGAACAAAATCATAAAAGACTTTGCCAGCAACCCAAAGTTCAACTTTACAGTTCATTTGAAGTACCTTTAGTGGAATTAGCGTTTGGTGACGCTAACAGCAACGTCACCTTTTACAAAAACTGTCTCTACAACCTCCTGAAGACGCTTGGCGGTGGCAATACCCGTATTGGCATAAACTGGTACGTGAATCATTCCAAACGCCTTGCAGTAGTTCTGGAGGTCTCCTGAGATAAGTTCTCCGCTGTTGATCCTAGCATAGTCGCGGGAGTCAATGCGAATCACTCGTCCAATGGTCTGACACATTTGAATCACATCCATGTTACGCATCATAATGCAGGATGTCAACCCAGGGCAGTTGATTCCTTCAGAAAGAATGCTGTAGTGTAGAATAATGAATTTCTTTTCAGAATCCTTACCCCACTCGGTCAGTGTGTCAAAGAAAACTTCCCTAGAAACCTTTTTATCATTAATAAATGCACCATACTTAGCAGTAATCCACAGAACATCATAACCATAAGACTGAACTTCAGTCATGAATTCGGTTTCTGCAAGCATACGAACCAGAACTTTAGTGTTAGGTGCTGCAACAAGAACCTTCTCCATATGATCTTCATTCAGAATCGTATCCAGAAGAGTCATACAATCACGTTCTGCACCATAGTCTTTGTCACGAGTCACATCAATCTTATTGACAGAAACTTTTGGAGGAAGAATGGTGCCGTTCTGAACAAGTTCTGTTGCAGGAACGGAACAAATGACTTGGCCATATACATCAACGTCATTCATACCAGGTTTTGAAAGTGTTGTACTGTGCTTTGGTGTTGCAGTGAAGAAGTAGCAACGACCAGCGTTCTCAGAAAAATACTGAGTAGATTCGAAAAATGATTTCTTAACGCTATTATGCGCTTCATCAAAGTAGATCGTATCAATTTGAATATCTGACTGTTGGATACGAATCAGAGAATTATAAGTCGTAAAGATCAATTTATGATCATCAGTGTTCTCATGCCAATTATGAACAACATTAGAATTTGTTGTACTGAAATGATGAGTCTCACCACTATGTACATGCATCACATGAGCATTAGTAATGTGCTCAAGGAATTCTGCAGATAGTTGCTCTGCTAAAAGAATTCGTGGAGCAACCACTACAATCGTTTTAGAAGTACTGTTAGAAAACTCACGGATCGCATCAAAGATCATTGTGAGAGTCTTACCAGAACCAGTAGGCATGATAACCTGACCTTTGAGATACTTGGTCATAGCACTCTGAGCACGGTCTTGGTGGGAACGAAGTTGAATCATGGTGATTGGTTGACTGTCCTCATATTATAGCAATAAAAAATCCCCGTCAAGGGGATGGGGTGGACAGTTCTTTAAGTGTCTTTATATAAGCTTAGATTCTCATCTTCAACAAGAACAAACCTATTCTAGCGAGATTCTTGAGGTTTGTCAAGAGGAGAATTATTAAATATTTCCATTCAAATACTTTTTAGAATATTGACACTAAAATTAATCCAATTTAATTTTATTCATCCTATATGTCGTTGAAATCAATTCATCACTACTTAAAGCAATAACACGATTTAATTGAGTTTGAACATCTACAGTTTCAATAACTTCAGATGATACATTTTGTGATAAGATTGGTTCTTCAGATTCTTGTTTTAGAATAATATAAACTCCTTCTCTCATGATAGAGGTGACAAATTGATTATAATCAGTTAAATCGATATTGCAACAATCTATAGCAACTGATCCATAATCATCAATTGGTTTGGGGGAATTTTGTCTACAAAATTTCACAATGATTTGGTCAGTTTCTTCAATGTATTCTATAATTTTGAATATTAAATTCATAATTGTTAATTTTTTGCGTCCTCAATTTATTCTTGAATTAAACCCCAAGAAGATAAAATATATTTGGTTTGATTTATTGGAGGATTCCCTCTATGAGTATGAGTAAAACCTGCAGGAAAAATAATGACCCTACCTGCCTTTGATTTAACTCTTTTATTCAAGTACAAAAATTCTGTTTCTCCACCTTCTTCAATTTCATTCAAATACATTTGAACTACAAAAATTCTTGATGCTGAACATAAACTAGCACTCTCATAATGCCAATCGTGAAAACCACCACCAGTAGGAATTTTTTTTGCTTTTACATCGTAAATTAAAAATTTTCCTTTTGATAAAATACTATATGTTGAAATATAATCGTTGACACAATTTTGAATTGCCGGAAAAAAACGCTCACCAATCCAAGTCCAAGCAGATAAATCATAATTATGAGACATATTATTAGATTTATGATCTATTTTGTGACTTTTTTCATCTACTTGAAAAATCAATGTATTATTTTCCAATTCTTCAATATAGTTTATAAAGTAATCACACTCTTGTTGTGTCAACACATTATCATAAATCGATAAAAAATCTTTCATTGAAATTAATTTATTTTACTACACCATTGTAATTTATTCCACCGTGTCGTGTACCAGTTCCTGAAATTGTAACTGTTCCGCTATTGGAAGTTACAATAATAGCACTCCCATTTGAACCTGGTTTGCCACCATCCTGTTCACCATAACTTCCAGATCCTCTTTCTCCTTTCTGTGGATTATGGGATGGATCTCCACCTGCACCTCCATCACCAGCATTTGCACCACCTCCACTACCCCCTGATCCACCATTACCTCTAATTGTAGTTGTCGCATTACTTCCATCTTTACCTTTCCCGCCACTACCAAAAACATTACTATTTGTAGTATTACCTTTAGTGCCAACAGGTAATCCAGCTCCACCGCCACCACCACCACCTGATGAACCATGATCTTGTGTGTTTTTATCTGGATCATTAGCTGCTTTACCACCGGCACCACCACCCCCATAACCACATTGAATATAACCATTATTAATTAATGTTGTTCCGGAGTATTCTATACCTAAAGCACTAGTTCCATTTCCACCGTAACCGCCATTTGCATTTCCGCCTTTACCTCCAGCACCAAAAATTTTCCCAGAAGATCCAACATCTATTTGAAGAGTGGTTCCAGATTCCCAAGATCCAGTCCTCAATGCAGTATTTGATACTGATCCTGATTCAGAACCGAAAGTTTTATTAACATTAATGAAGATTTTTTTTCCAGATCCACTTTTGGGAGGACTTATTAATCCTCCTATAACTGTCACATTTTTATTATTAAATTTCGCCCTAGCATTTACTCTATATTCCGTTTGACCGGAATGGCAATCAACAACTATATTTAATCTTTTACCGTAAAAATCACTGAATTTAATTTGTCCAGATTGAGGAATTCCTGTATCAAGTGGCAAATTACTTAGAGATCCAACATTTGCAGTAACTCTATATGATCCAAATTGATTTTTATTTGGATATCCAAATTCATTTGCAATTTGAGAAAAACTTATTTGCCCAGAACTTTGAAGTGACATTTATGATCAACTTTTTTTTATTTATAGATTTTCCAATATTTTGGGGAAATATATCCCATTGAATAAGATAAATATTTTTCCTTTAAAACTAACGTTACATCACCAACAACTGCCAGTCTTTCACCCTCGAAATCAGGACTCATGTTACTTGTTGAATGTATAATTTTACTCGGAAAAAGAATAATATCTCCTTCATTTGGAATCATAAAAAATGTCTCACAATTTATGTCATTATAATTTTTAACAAACTGTCTAGAATAATCTTGATGATCTTTTGTCATTCCAAGAAATAAATTATTTGGTAAATGTTGATTTGAAAATTTCAATGCATGAGCATTTTCTGGAACATTTACATAGTATACAAAAGAAATATGACTAGTTGAATGAATATGCCAAGGAATCTCATCTTTTGAATTTTGAGATCTCGATATCCAAGTTTTAGTGATGACAAAATCGAAAACATCTTTAAGTAAAAGGACATTTTGGGTATAATTTTTAATATGCCCAACAATATCTTCAAACAAAGGATTCAAACTTTCTTCTAAATGTAGTAAGGGATTGCCAACATTTTCACTAACAGTTGTATTAAATTGATCTTTTTCCCAATCATATTTTGGATAAACATCATAAAATGATTTTTTATGATTCATATGATTC